CTCAAGATAGATATCAGAGGGCTAAGGCCGGGGCGTACCCCAAATGGCAGTGACTTCAAGATGGATGATTTAAGCGAACGCCTTGTACCTGTGCTTGAGGCGCTAGCTGAACAGATATGCCAAATAGCATCGAACGAAAAGACAATGGCGTTCGTACCCTCTGTGGAGTGCGCAAGAATATTGGCCGATGCAATAAGTCGTCACGGACTTAAGGGGATATTTGTGTCTGGCGATTGCCTAGATGTAGATGAGAAAACAGAGACGTACCGAAAAGCTGGGCGCGGTACCGTATTGTGCAACTGTGCGCTGTACGTTGAGGGAGCCGACTTCCCGGACACGTCATGCGTGGTAGTCGCCAGGGCAACTAAATCGACCGGCTTCTACCGACAAATGATTGGCCGTGGAACTCGAGTTCTTCCAGGAATCGTAGACGGATTACCTACTCCAGAATTAAGGCGTGCAGCGATAGCTGCTAGTTCAAAACCGACGCTGCTAATCCTAGATCCGCTTTGGGTGTCTGACCGAATAGACCTATGCGATGCCTACGATTTGTTCACAGATAAGCCTGAGATAAAGGAGCGGATGAAGAAGCTTGGACAGCCATCCGAAGATGCCGCGCGCCAGGCCGAGCGAGACCTGATAAAATCACTAGAGAAGGAAGCACGTAAACACGCGCGTAAACAAGCCCGCGTCATCGACCCTCTTCAATGGTCCGTCATGGTTGGTGATGAAGCGCTAGCTGATTTCCATCCTGCCGATAACTGGGAGTCCGATGCACCAACCGAAGGCCAAATAAGCTTCCTTAAAAAGCAGGGCATCGATACTGAGAAGATAAAATACAAGGGGCTCGCTCATAAATTAATTGGCCGTGTCGTATCTCGCGTCAACATGGGCCTCGCTACAGGGCGCCAGTTATCGCTCATGCGCCAACTAGGACTTGATGAGCACACATGCTCAACGCTCACAATGAAAGAAGCAGCCATTGCGATCGATCACGCTATGGCTGAGAAAAAGCTCCAGAGAGCTACAACCTAAGCTGCACCATTTCCAAACAGCTTCTTTACGTAGCTGCCGTATAGATCGGCAGATCGAGGATTTGAGAACTTCTTGGCATATAGACCGGTGCCGCCTATGTGGCCATCACCGGATGCATCCATACCGCGCGGAATAGCCGACCCCTTCTGGCTGAACCCCATTTGCTTTGCAGGATCAATTTCCTCCTGATCACCAGGAAGCGCCTCTGATCCTGTGTCGTTGGTTAACGGATTGTTTTGCGCCGGCTGCTTAGATGTCGGCTGCGATTCGTCTGTCTCTTCAGAAGGCTCATCCACTGGGTCTGGTTGCGTCAGCGCCTGCGTAGCTGGAACTACTTTTGTGACGCCATCCTTGGTTAGTGTGCCTCCGCTATTAATCGCTGGGTTGCTTACTGGACTTGGAGGAACGACGCGAGTGATTCCATTGCGCGTAAGCGTGCCACCACTATTTTGTGTCGGGGAAAGATTGGATGACCCAAACGCGCTTGGCGCTACGTTGGTTGTGATACCACCTCGCGTCATCGTCCCGCCGCTATTCGGCGTTATTCTGCGTACAGCAGGACGAACAGGAGTAACGATAGACTGAGCGCGCGGAGCTGAAGCCATTGCCGGCGACTGAAGTACATTTGTGGCTCCAACTGGGGTGGATTGGAAGAGAGAGGATTGCTGCCTTCCGCGGTATGTTCGTGTTAGAGGTACAGGCATTGTATGAACGGTTGATTGTTACTCGTATATTTTTACAAATTGGTCAAATCAATATCCGGCCACTTCGATCCTTCCGGATGTGGACACTTAGCAGTCGCCAGCCACCACTTAAACCGTGTGCATCCGCAGCCTGGCGCACGGCATTCACCAAGCCACATATTCCCCCTTGGATCGTAATAACTGCAAACTTCACAAGTAGAAGCACGCTCTGCGCGTTGCGCTTCAGTCGCCAAAGGAAACCCCTTCGTACCCCAAATCCGTAGCTCGCGCTGGAGATTTATAACCTTTAGCTGTAGAGTCGGATTCATTATTTAGTCCCAAGAATCCACAAAGGACCAGAAAATATACCAGTCCAGTCAGTGGCTGCACCTATTTGCATGGGCGCGTAAATTAAATTATCTTCAAGGCCATTTCCATTTTGGCCTTCGCTATTAGTTCCCCAAAACCATATAGTCCCATCAGCCTTTAATCCAATTACACATACACCATTCCCAGATATATTTGTCCAATTATTTGCTACGCCTATCTGAGTTGGAACATGAACAACTGCATCTGATCCACCAGAGCCATTTTCACCATATACATTCTTCCCCCAATGCCATATCGTGCCGTCTGTTTTAAGACCAATAACACCAGCTCTATCAAAACCTCCCGCTCCCTGCATTAAAACTGATATAGACATCCAGTTAGTATCAGACCCTATTTGCATAGGAGCATAAACCAACCCATCATCTAGCCCACTACCGTTTTGCCCACCACTGTTTGTACCCCAAAACCACAAGGTACCATCTGTTTTTATCGCTATTACGTAAGTAAGCGCAAGATAAACGGCTATCCAATCAGTATCCGTACCGATCTGCGTTGGTACGTAAACTAAATTATCAACAATACCTGTTCCGTTTTGGCCATAATCGTTTGTACCCCAAAACCATAAAGTACCATCAGACTTTAAAGCTATATCGTTATATTCTGAGGCAACAACACTTATCCAATCGTTTGCTAAACCTATCTGGGTCGGTGTATGGATTAAACTATCCGTAGTACCGCTACCGTCGGAACCTGCGTTATTATTACCCCAGAACCACAATGTACCATTATCTTTAATCGCAATTGCATGAAAATAAGCCCCGGCAAATTCAATTGGGCATGATGATATATCATACCAAAATGTTCCACTAAGTATGTGATATGCTACATATATAGTCCAACCATCATCTGAACCGTTCCCATTTAATCCATATCTATTAGAACCCCAAAACCATAGAGTATGATCAGATTTTAACCCAATCCCCCATGAATTTCCACCACCATTTGCCCCAGGCAATATTTTCAACAACCCCGAGACTCCAAGATAGGGACCTGGAGTATAAACCACTTCATCATCGGCGCCATTCCCGGCATTACCGCTATACTCATAACCCCAGAACCATGCAGGGGAACCGCTACAGCATCCGCATGGAGTGAATGAAATTGACGATGCCATACTATGTTCCCCATGTAAGCGTAATCGTACTTCCGCTACAAGATATTGATGCACCCTCGATCATCTGTTCTATGCGATTAATCCTAGCTATGATATTATTGATATCATCATACGTACTCTTAACCTGATTAGCCATTTCGGTTGCTCTTGCAATCCTGGCTAGTGCATCATCTGTTCTCTTCCTTGCCTCAATAAATGGATTATGATCTGGAAGGATAGGCTTTTTCTTATCTTCTATCCAAGAAGATGGTACAAACTTATCATCATCTGGTTCACTTGGCATACTATTAAACAGGTAGAGATGGCGGTGTAGGAATTTCTATAGATACTGTTGTTAATCTATAGTACTTAGTTCCCGTTACACTTATGAATGCAGGTCTCTCATCGAGATATGCCTCCAATGTTTTGGTTGTACCGGCTGGATCAGTAGGGCCACCACTCAACGTTATTTTAGCAGTGCTTCCTCCATAAATTGGATTCCCGAAAATGGCCGCATCTATTGGCGCAACATTTGATGCAGTAACTGTGGCAGAGGAAGATCCTATAAACAAATATCCGTGCAACGCCTCAACCTTATTGTGCGGATTATTTCCGAAACTAATCCATTGAGACCGAGAAACAGCCCAATCTTTTGGCGCCCATAAATCACTTGGAACAGAAAACGTATTAGTATTCTGATATGAGACGGATATAGTGGCTACGACTCGCATTTGCACAGGAGGACTCATGTAAATATCCAATGATGTCCTGCTGTTATACGTCTCGGTAAATAACTTCGCTCTTCCTGGGTAAGGAAAGTCAACTATGCGCTGAACAGAATATGATCCGCTTGTTGGAGCGCTTCCACTATCACTCTGAATTGACGTTACTGTGTATATTTTATAACCATCAGACTCTCGGTACTCGTCTCTAATAACGACACCGGCAGGAATTACTTTTGTTCCAAATGAAATATCTGTTACCTCGCGAAGGCCATCCTGCCTTGAGTTTATTGCCTCTTCTATTAATCCATCTCCAAGTACGAACTCATATCGATATACCTTAAGTCCGTTAACAAATTCGACATTCTGCGTTATAACTGTCCACCCAACTGGCGTTACTGGCTCAACTCCTATAGAGCTAACGGATCTTACTAAAACTTTTCCCCCAAACTTTATGTCATCTGTCTGTGTAAGCTGGCCACTGCTAATATAGGTCCTATGTATCCGCATCAGCGTACCATCGTTCTTTCGTTCCTCCGTTTTTAAGATGCAGTCACTAAATGGGGATGGCGCTGGCGTTGTACCAGGGATCTGGTAGGTCGAAGTGCCAACATTGAGCTGAAGATAGTCTATCGTTACGATCCTATTGTTATACTGGTCTAGCTCAACTCCAGGTTGGCCAACTTGAGTCTCGCCGGTAGGACTAAGCTCTTCGAATGTTCTAAGCAAAACAGGTGGAAACTTATTTGGCTCATAATAATTCCCATGTGAATGGCCACCGCCAATCCCCTCAACTCGCTGATCGATTAGATAGCAATTAGTATAAGCAACATCTGTTGTACCTAATGGAAGCCAGCATTCTGCAAGAATCTTAGCTGGATCTTTCGGTATAAAATTCAATACATCATACCTGCGCTCTACGCGTTGCCTAAAGTCGGGTAATCGCGTGACCGATGGTGCCCTGTTTTGGAGGTCCAGATTTGCCACGCAATCCAATTGATCCCGTTTTCAACAAATGTCACGCCAAGACTAATTCTACCGACAAGACTTGTTGACACTCTTTGATATTAATCTCAGCCATTGTTTATGGAAACAAGTCCAGCTCGTGGGACACCCGAGCAACCAGTAGTAGCACCCGCTAATTCGGGGACGGCTTCTCAAGTCCCCTCTAGTTCTTTGCAGCAACCAGACCTTACAAGTAAAATTCAGAAAGCAAATTCGCCAGCTGAAATTAGAGCAATCATTTCACAGCAGCGTTCTGCGATCCAGGAAACACTTCGTAAGCCGGACGGATGGAAACCAGGTGAGGCTAAGCCCGCCACTCCACCGCCAGCCGAAGTACCACAGGATCAGCCATCTGAAAACCAGGCTCCGGAGGAGACTCAGGTTGCCGAGGAACAGACAGCCGAAACTGCAATAACGGATCAGAACGAAACGCCAGAGGCGCAGGAGCCTGCAGACGATATCAGTGAAGAGGACGACGGAGGCGATGGCCCCGTCACACCAATCACTGGTAAACGAGCTCATCTCCGATTAGCCCAGGACGACAAGGTTGGACGCCTCGCCGCGTCCCTCATGAAACGCAACCGGGATATGCCAATGGAAGAAGCTGTTAGCAGAGCTCGATCACAGCTCGGATTAAATAATCAGACGCAAGCTGAAGAAAAAGTTCCAGTACCTGAATCCAATCTACCGAAATCAGTTGATGAAACGATGGCTGAAATAGCCAGACTTCGGGCAGAGCGGAGGAAGGCAAATACTGAGCTTCGATTCGAAGATGCATCTGATCTCGCCGACAAGGTAGAAGACCTTCTACAGCATCGATTCACGCTAGAGCGCCAAGCTGAGCAACAAGAAATCGCAGAAGCGAAAGCCTACGACCAAAAGTTCACCAGCTCGGAATCTAAAGCGGTTGACCTCTATGCATTCGCGGCAGACCCCGAAAGCCCAGGAGGTAAACGCATGCGAGAAATCGAGGCTGATCTAAAAGATGCAGAGGACCCGCTCTACTACAGTCCTGATAAGCCACTTCGTATTGCTCAGATGGTTGCAGCCGAATTACATATCGCTCCACGTCGGAAAGGAGCACCCGCCGCGCCGGCTAAGGCCGCTGCACCGGCACCCCAGACTACTCCTGCTAAGAAGCAAGTACTGCCAGGTGGTGGCAGTAGGACAACCCCACCGCCAATCAATCAACCTTCCGCGATTGAAACGAAGATCAGAAATACGCCTAATACAGTTCAAGGACTTAGAGATTTGCGCAAGCAACTGGGACTCCGAAATTAAGCGTACACCTATCTAGTATAATCGCCATCGCCAGCGTGTAGCTGGTAATCAAATAATATAATTTACTAAAATGAGCTGGGAACCAGGCACAAATAATACCGCTACCGCGTTGGCAGCAATGTCGCCGGAGTCGGTACGCATTCTCTGGCAGAAGACGGTCGATACGTTTGAACAAACGGAAGACTTCTTTGCTAGATTCGAAGGCGAATCAAAAGATTCGCCTATCATGACAATTAACGACACGTCGGTTGATCGCGGTCTAAAATTCCGCATCACCTCCCGCGCCGGTTACTACAACAAGGGCAAGTCCGGTGAAGGTCTCTTCATCGATCAGGATGATTTCGCAACAGACGTTATCAACAACAACGAGCTGGATTGCGATTATCTCCGCAATGCCGCCTCTGCATCGCTCCGTACCGACGAGTATATGGGTATGCAAGGTGAGCTCGTCGATGGCCAGGCTGAAGAGCTCGGCAAGTGGATGGGCCGTGAAAAATCTGCCCGCGCCGGCATGACCTTCGTTCTGAAGGGTGGACCTGAAAATCTACTGATCGGCGGCGGCAAGACCAGCGAAGCCAACCTTCTCACAGCAGATGGCCTCGTTTATAACGACATTCTCTACATGGGCCAGGCACTCAAGCCAATGGGTGGCCGTCCTTGTGAAGTCGCCACAATCAAGGGATCGCCGGTCTACAAGTACTGCGTTGTCGGTACGACTCCCGGACTGTTTTCACTGAAACAGGATTCGGACTACAAGCAAGTCCTCCGCGAAGCCGCTCCCCGTGAAGCTGCTTACGATGAGAATCCTCTGTTCCAAGGCGGTTACGTCGATATCGACGGTCATCGTATAACTGAGTTCAACCCGATCGATCCAGACGGCTACGCATGGTCTGGCTCGTGGTTCAATGCTAAGGCGTTCCTTGGTACTGCAATCACCGCGGGTACCGCGGCGTTCGACATCACTGGTGGTGGTTCTGCCGCTGCTGCTGCGATCACCAACATCGAGTACTTCCGCTTCTTCCCGAACTTCGCGTTCGAGTTCCTGCCGAATGACATCTACTCGCCCGGATCTACCGAGCAGTACCTGCTCATCGTCAACCCGCGCAATGCTGCCGTTGACCCAGGCAAAGTCGGTATGTACGCCTACACGACCGGCAACAACGGTAACAAGATCACGATCACAAAGCGCCTCGCGCCTGTGCAGAATGGTCCAGTTGCTCTCATCCAAATCGGCGATGTCGTTTGGAATACCGGCGTATGGGCTAACCGCCACACGCAGACACACCCGATTGGCGCCACGATCATCCTCTGTAACGCCAAGGGCGTTCCGATCGGTGACACCGTGATGATGGGCGCAATGTCCATGCTCCGCGGTTACGGCAAATACCGTAACAAGCGTGATCAGTGGTTCGTCGATGCGTTCGTTACCCGCAAGTACATCCTGACAGTCTTCGGTCAGCAACTCCGCAAGAATGTCAACGGTAAGTACCCTGGCTTCGTTCGCCTCCGCCACGCAATCAGCTACCCTGAACTCGGCCTACCAACCGTTACTTCGTAACGTAAAGCTAGTTCGTTTATCTGCCGGGGAGACAATACCCCGGCAGATTTCCCCTTTATGTCAGCAAAATTAATCATCTGGGTTCCAGGTAAACCACTGCTGAATGGGTACAAGCAGCGCGAGTTCATCTGGTCAGAAATCCACAAGTGCTATATCTACGGCGGATCTGAGATCGACGCCTCTAAGTTCAACGAGACATACGAAAAGGCTACGCGTAACAACTCAGACATGAATCCTCGCGTGAAGGTCGTTGAGATTCGAAATATATCGATCATTGAACCACCACCCGCAGAACCTGTTAAGCCACAAGAAATCACCGCCGATAAAGCAGAGGAAGTACTACAACGTCTCGCCCCTGAACGCCTCAAGAAAAAGCCAGGACCTAAACCGGCACTAGAAGTCGCGTAATGCAATGCTCCAAATCATCCAAGCTCGCAATGATCTGCTAAGCAAACTCGGAATTGAGGATGCAACGCTAGCCCCTGCGCTGGCACTACAGGATGTTGTGATCGCTTTGAATGGGGCAATGCAGCTTCTGCAGACCGCAGGGCAGGACTACTTCACTCGAGAGATCCTAACAATAGCACTATCAGCCGGCACATCTATTTATACGGTCCCGGCATCGGTGCAATCAGTTCTTGGACCAGTCCGCTGGAACAATGTAAAACCACTACGCGGGCTAACGAGCGAAGGCGAACTAGATCAATTCGACCGCATATTCAACGGAGGCACAGACTACGGAATAGGAGCCGATGGAAACCCAATCGCCTATTTTGTAAAATATCTTAGGAGCGGAACGCAGGGCGATATCTGTGCGATTTCATTCAGGCTGGCTCCTGCACCTTCATCGCCTGCAGGCTCTCTTGTAGCGGAGGTCGTGAACGATGCTCCATCGTATGTCGTCGCAGACCTTACAAGCACCAATGTCTTACCGGTAGCACAAAATTATACCGAGAGCATTTTCCTCCCGATAGCTCGTCTACTTATCACTCGCTCCTCGCAGTTCAGCCGGCCAGATCTACTAGCGCAGCTCGAACAAGATGGCCAGCGCGCGCTACAAGCGCTTGGCTTATCAGGCGGATTCCCAAATGTAGATGTGCCGGCACCCGAAAGGAAAACTGAAGGATGACAACTATCCAGCTATTCCATCGCATTGGGCGCCGCGCGGCTGGCGGCGACTTTACAAAACTGTCGATGACGGAACAGACCGACATTGCGGAGGCGGCAAACAGCGCCATCCAGGAAGTCTACAATGCGCTGCCTGCTTACTTCAAAGAGATCACCGAGGGGTTCGTACTTCCGGCACCACAGCCTATCACATTGTCGGTTGTGAATAATTCCAACCAACTATCTTCAGACGTATTCACCGATACACAGATTGGCCGATCTGTGCTATTAGATGGCGATCCAGGTTGGAACCAAGTGATCGCTACAAATGCATTACTCAACCCATATCTTGGGCCAACAGGAACTGTGAATGGAACGCTATATGGGGATTCCGTTTATTCGATGCGGTACCCGTTTGATAGGATCATCGGGAACCCTATGTTCGCTAACCAGAACAGTGCATTTCTGATGCGCCGTGAGCTGATGAAGGCCAACAATACTCCGAATGTTTGGCCGTGGCAGCAGACCGTAGGAATTCCTCAGACGTGGTGGGTACAGATGCTCGGAAACTCCCAAGGCAATGAACCGCTCATGGTATTGAAATTCGCACCAGCCCCAGATATCGCTTACGCCATGAACGTTCGGTTGTCATTCTGGCCTAAGCGCCTTACGCTCGCCGATTATGATGCAGCCACCACGCTTCCGGTTCCAGACCAGTTTATTGAAACAGCCTTAATTCCTCTGGCGATTAGAGCATTCATGTCGTCACCGGCATATAAATCATTGAACGACGAGAATGCTGTCATTGCTCGCGCCGAGAACGGTATCGCGTTCCTCAAGAATCAACCAGGCCAGCCGGCATCTCCAACCAATCGTATCTTCACACCACTAGGATTTTAATCATGAGCACACACCTCTACGGGTCTAGCCCCAAAACAGCAGCACAACTCGTATCCGTCGCAAACTTAAAAGGTGAAAACGGAATTACATTCATCAACGATACAACCCCTAAAACGGGCGAATGGAATGCAATACAGTGCATAGCTGCATGTACATTCTCAACACTCATATGCCCAGAAAATGATGGGGCTGATATGAGCACAGTAACACTCGCAGCCGGAACTACAATCTACGGAAAATACACATCTATAACACTAGCAACTGGCTCAGTAATAGCATATAGATCATAATGCCATCCCTAGGGACAGATCTTAGTATAGCGACAAGTGGCTTGCCTAGTTCTACGCCACCTCCGCCTCCATCTGATCAAATAGTTACATTTCAAGGCGATCCATTAGTTACATTCACTGGCGATATAATCATAAATTTCTCATAACATGAGCACAAACTTCGCACAATTTAATGCCTCTACCCCACAAAGTACGGATTATTTCGTCGGATATCGTCCCGGAAGTCCGAATGTTTTGCAACGGTTTCCTTGCTCTACAATTTTAGGGCAATTTGTCGCGTCTTCACCAAGTCAGGTTATAGCGGGCTTAGACACCACTACTAGTATTACGCCATATGCGTTATTCAACGCTGGATTTAAGATTGGGACTGACGGCCTTTTAGATCCAACCACCTTTCCTAACTGGACAGGTGAAAATTTCATGATGGTACAAGTTTCAAGTAGTCCGTCTACCAATTTCACCAATCTTCAAGCTGCATTGACTACCGCTCGATCTAAAACCCCGAATGGGGCAGCAAAATCGGCGGCAAACCCTGTTATCATCATCGCGCCGCCTGCGGTGATAGATACTGGTGCTAGCTACTTAGCATTTGATACACCTTTTATTTATCTGTTCGCATTAGGTACTGGAGTGACGATTCGAGGGACGCAATCTGCTGATGGGGGTGCGCCTGTTGTGATCAGCGCGGATGACGGCACTGCTAATCATGGCTCTGGACTCTGGTTCCGAGGAATAACTTTTCAACAATTATACGCTTCTACCGCCAATACAGCGGACGCAGACGATCACTCAAGCGCAATTCGTTTCCCTCAAAACTCAGTCAACCCGGTTCGCAATATACGTTTTGATGACTGTAATTTCGTGGGTATTAACATTGTAAACGGAGGCGGTGCAACAAGCGGGCCTCAATTTGATAGTGGATTGGAATTTTATAATTGTTCGTTCGATCACGCTTTCCGGGGCGTTTCAATACTTACTACAGGATGCGTTTTTTTAGATTGCTATATTCCTTCGGAGCTTGCCATAGGCAAACATGTTACTTTTTACGGAACGACTGATGACCAGAGTTGCGGGCTAAGCGGAGCACAGTTTATAAATACTGACGTATCGCTGTATGCTGGGGCTTCTATTATTGATGGAATATATAATAATATAACTGTCAAAGTTGCCGATACTCAATCATCCATAAACGGATCGGCTTTTTTCTATAATTGTAAGATTTCCTTCTCAACAGCGAACAGTTTAGGGTTTACAGCGCAGGCTGTTGTTGGCGGGACTGTTACATTGCTGGGCCTTACAATAGGTTCTATTTTAGTGTCGGGCGCTACTGTTACTCCGAGTGGGAATCAAACCATTGCGGGCGGGAGTAAGCCAAGATTCAGAAATTGCACTTTTACCGCTCCTATGCCGCTTGCTGCTGCCGGTACAGTAGATCTATTCTGCTGTTCTTTGCCGTCGAATTGGGGTACACCAGCAAATTTATCCTATGCGCGTAGCACATTAGCTGATGGCTTCTGTGCGATTTCACCCTCTGGCTGGAATTAACATTACATACTAATGTCTATATTCCCCTGGTGCTTGAGCGTAAAAGAGCAAAAACTGCCTGCTCTATCCACAGGAGGGGACTATTCGTATAGAGAACCTACACGAATAGATAAGCAGATCACAGATTTCGATACGATTTTTGATCGGACGCGTCAAGTATATAACTATTTCATATACTTAAAAGAAGCTTATCAGCACGCCAAAGAACAGATATCTAATTGTGTTTTAAATACATCCGACGCTAATTTGACGGATTTCATATTGTCTTCTACGGTCGGGGATGCAACAAGTGATTTTGAAGTATTTACCCCGGCTAATGTTACATTCCATTGCCTTTCGGGTAGACAATACAATTTCTCTCTCAGTTTATTTTCTCGCAATATTGATACTTTTTATAGTGCGGTTTCAGATTCCTTACTTAATCTACTTAGGGAAGCCTTGTTAAATTTATGTATAGGTAAAAATACTCAATCGGGTCGCGCTTTGATGACTGGCAGTTGGCCAGATTCTGGCATTCAGAATTTTTGGAATACGACAAGTCCTATTTATGGTTGTAGCGGTCTTACCGCATTGAGTATGAATGGGGCACTACGGTTTTCGCTGCTAGCTCCTGATGTTATAGTACAAGCCAAACATGCTAATTTATCTCCTAATGGGACAACTGTATATTTTTTAGATTTGAATAATACAGTAATAACTCGCACTATTATTGGACATATAGATTCCGACAATAGCTCTATTGCCCTTGGAGACATTAGACTATATCTCTTAAGTAGTCCAATAACCACATTGGACATACTTCAAGTCATTCCAAGCGACTTCTACCTGAAAGTTCCCAACGGCAGATTTTACACAATTTGGTCCAACCATTACAATAATTTATTTACCACACTAATTAGTCCTGCTGATTTCGTCCAAGGCGATCCCTCTACCGTACATTCCAAATTGTTAAACGACCCGGCATATCAATATCAAAGTGCTAACGTTGAGAACGATTCCCGCTGGATGCCCTATTACGATAATAATAATCAGGAACAAGTGGAGACTTCAAGCGGGGACTCCGGCAGTCCGTTGCTAATCGTGCATAATAACACTCTCATAGCAACAGGAATTGCTGCAACTTATACCGCTTATACTAATTTTGGTCATTATATCTCCGAAATGAATCAGGCAATGGCGGAATTAGGAAGTCAGAATCAAGTTACAGTATATTCTTCATTTTAAATCAATCCGCTAAAACAGCGGAACTACAATGGAACATTAAAGTATTGACGCAAAAATACTGCATAATATACAAATAGAAAATAACATGAAAACCCGCCCAGGCCGCGCAGTCTATAATCCGCCAGGAACCCCTGGGTCTGGACCATCAGCGTCGATTGATCCAGGGATCACATCGCTGGCCGATCTTGCGGCTGTGGCAACGGTAAATCTTATCGCGCCTGCCATTCGCCAATGGATACAGGCGTCGGATGGGACTTCTCAACTTTGGCAGCTATTGACCAGTACCGCCGCTACGTCAGAAGGCGTGCAGAGGCCTAACGATTACAATGACTTAACCAACACAAAGGTGTGGTTCAAATCCTCATCCTGAGTGAATGTTGATGATGTAAAGGTTTCACAAGTCACACACGTAACGCCACATCCGGCCTACGAAGACAGATTTATAGCCCCAGATGCAAACTCACTCTGGGGGTTTGATTCAAGTAAGCGTCCGTTCAGGGTTAAGGTTGGAACAAATTTAACCCTATCAGGTGACACGCTAAACGCTACTGGTGGAGGTGGTGGATCAGGAACTGTTACTAATTTTACTGCAGGGGACTTATCGCCATTGTTTTCATCCAGCGTTGCTACACCCACAACGACCCCAGCGTTAACATTCGCGCTTACGAATCAGCCTCAAAAGACATTCCTTTCGGGGCCATCAAGCGGCGCCGATGCAACACCAACATTTAGATCTATACTCGCTTCTGATATTCCTGATCTTAGCTCAGTATATCAGCCTCTCAGTTCTAAGCTTTCATCGTTCGCATCACTAGCTAATTCATCAGGATGGCTACATAACGACGGCACTGGAAACCTAGTATATTCGACTCCGACCTATTCTGACGTAGGAGCAGATCCTGCCGGGGCTGCAGCAGCTATTACATTGGCTGGACTTGGTGGCGTTCCAACAACACGCCAGGTAAACGGCCATGCACTCAGTTCTGATGTAACGGTAACAAAAACAGATGTAGGACTTGGTAACGTAACTAATGACGCACAGGTTAAGCGAACAGAAATGGCCACAGCGCTTGGAGTTGCCACACTAGATGCCAGCGCTAAACTGCTAACATCTCAACTTCCCTCTATCGCCATAGTCGAGTACCTAGGTTCAGTTGCAAATCAGGCGGCAATGCTGGCTCTTGTCGGGGAACAAGGTGATTGGTGTATTCGAACCGATCTTGGGACTACGTGGGTTATCACAGGTACACCGCCATCTGTAATCAGCTCATGGACGCAGTTAAGCTACCCTACGGCTCCGGTTACTTCTGTCGCAGGGAGGACTGGTGCGGTTACACTAACTAGTGCAGATGTCGGGCTTGGTAGTGTGGAGAATACCGCGCTGTCGACGTGGGCGGGGTCGAATAACTTAACTACCGTAGGTGTTTTAATTGGCCCCATTAAAATTGGCGCCCTTGGAGCCGTTAATAGTGTCGACCCCCAACTTACCATAAGCCGGAACATAAACTCTGGGTCTGGGAATGCACATTGTTTTTCCGATTCATCGAATTTTGCTCGCTCGGGCGGGGTTTCCTATAATTCATTTGATGCCAGAATAACAACAAGTGGATCAAACAATTTCGATCATTATGTTGGATTCCAAAGTCTACCTGCCTTTGGGTCTTCTGGAGTGACTGCAAATTTATACGGGTTATTCCACGGTGCTTCTATAAATGCTGGGACCGTGACCAATCTATATGGTGCTTGGGTTGACGATGCTACTGGAGCCGGTGCAGTGAGTAACCAACATGGATTCCATGTAGCGCTACTCAATAAAGGTTCTTTAAGTAATTATGGGTTTTATGATGACGGTAATAAAAACTGGTTTACAGGTACGTCAGACCTTACGTTTAGAATTGGGTTAGACCCTTCTAGCGGATTTGAGTCAGGTACTATTTTCGGCATTTCTTTAAATTCGTCATCCTATTTAACCTTTCAATCGTATAGTAATTCAGCAGGAGATTCTCCGGGGTTTAATTCATATCGAGGACGGGGTACCGCGACGTCCCCCTCGGCCGTTCAGAATGGCGATAGACTCGGAGTAATGGTTAGTTCTGGATATGATGGTGGTGCGTTCGCGAATTCTGCATCTATTATATCCTTCGCATCTGAAAACTACAATGGGTCTGCTCACGGAAGTTATTACGCCATAGCAACAACATCCAACGGTGCGACCAGTAGAACTGAAAGGCTACGGATTGGGGATGTGATCAGATTTAGCACTTATGGGGCTGGGGCTATAATAGCCGATGCGTCGGGTAATTTATCGTCTAATGATTGGCTAAATCAAAGCGTTAAATCAAACGCGCTACCTCAATTTTCCGGTGTAGAAATGATAGGTGGCTCATATGCACAGGGTAGATTATATAGTTCCGCATCACTCGGAACTGTGCTGACCGCTAAAACAGGATCTACCTATGATTTTTATTTAGCAGATCACGGAGGTAGTGCTGCGGCGGTGCTGCCTACCGGAACGGGGGTAATGGTCTTACCTCCGGGAATTCAAACAGGAGCGCCGTCAGGCGGAACTGCAAAAATATGGAAGTTGGGGAAAAGTTCCGCAGTTTCACCAACCTCACCAAATCGGACTATAGAGTTGGAGGTTGATGGGACTACGTTTTACTTAGCTGCTAAAACAACTAATGACTAAGGATTAAAAATACTTTTATGCAAATCCATCCCCTTCAAGCCCTGCAAACCATCCATCAACGCGGCGAACAAGCTGCGGTTCCTGCACGAATTCATGACGAAGCTCGTCATCTAGCTAACCAGCTAGAGACATGGATAAACAATACGATCAAAGAGCTAGAAGAGCTGAAAGCTGCCAACAAAACACTAAATGAAAAAGACAAATAGAGGCGTAGCTGATCCAATCACATGGATAGTCATAGGGGCCATTGTAGTTGGTGGGTGGGCATTTCAACGTGTTACTGCGTCATCCAGAAATAAAAAAGTCGCAGATCAGATAGCGGTAGCCACCGAGCAGGCAAAAAAGCAGGCGCAAGAAGCCCAGCGTTTAGCCGAAGAAACAAAAGCTGCTGCTACACTAGCCGCTGCAGCGCATGCCAAAGAAATCGCCGATCGCGATCAAATGGATAAGAACGCCTCTGACTTCAACGGCCAGAGCAAGGCATTACTAGAGGCAGACCCGAACCCATCACCATACACTTTAATCGCAATTGGTATGTGTGATTCGGTCGATGCATCACTCGGAATCAAATCAACCCCAGAGCAGCGCATAGCTTGGGCAAAGCGCGTTGTACCGTTACTCCAGCACAACGCCGAAGTAGAGCGCCAGTTAGCCGAGGCGCGCGCGAATGCCGCCACGCTCGCAGCCGGAAAGGATGCTGAGCACGCCCACGCGCTAGCAGCAGATGCGCACGTAGCCCTATTAACCAGCGAGCTATCAGCCCAGACGACCACGATCATAAATACGACAAGCCACGCCGAACAGCTAGCAGCTAAAAACAAGAACTGGGCTGATGGCGCCGTAACTCTAGCGCAGCGATTCAAGGCTGCACTGATAGGCATATCAGCACTCCTGCTGATTATTTTCATCGTTTCATGGAAGCTCCGAGGGGCCACAGCAACGCTTCACGATGCCGTTGCGGCCGGTGAATACGCTAAGCACCTAGCTACAACCGGAGCCCATGATGTCGAACAAAAGCTAGAGGAATGGTGGGGTGATGATCATAAGGCGAAAGCAGCCATCTCAAAAGTTAAGGCAAATCTTAGGCTTTAGTATGGATCTTTTTATTTTCCAGCACAACATATCCAGCAACCCAACAAGCAATGTCACCCGAAAACGACGACGTCGATGAAGATGGCCTTACAACGCCTGTGTTAAAACCACCAGAATTCTCGCCTAGCGTGCCAGCATCTGATATTGCTGATTTCAACAAACGTGACCAAAAGTTACTTCTTGGATTTTATGTTATCGCTCAAAAAGTTGACTGGCTCATTCAGGCAGCAATCGAAACAAACCGCCAGCAACGCAAATTCGAGATGGAGCTCATACGGGTTCGGCGGTGGAAAAAATCGCTCACAATGCGATACACGCTTTACTCTGGCATTGCTGTGTTTATTATTACCACGTTGGCTAGCGGAATGCTTGGTAAACTGGCCGAAGCACTCATCAAGAAATTGCTACCGTAATCCACCCATGAATCTCCCAAACAATACAGTGCAGGTCATAGACGACCTAGTACGCCACTGGATTGTACCCCCTGAAATAATGGTCGTAGATGATGATGACATGATTCTTGAAGTAATACGGAAGATGCTCACATCGTTTGGCCTTAGCGTCAGCACCGCGAACTCAGGGTCAAAGGCCACTGAACTATACCAAAAGATGTACGAGCGCAGATTTCAAACTGGAGTAACTACCCATCCGTTTGATCTAATATTTCTCGATATGCGCCTGCCTGATTCAAGTGGGATGGAGGTGCTAGAAAAAATTCGCAAGCTATGGCCACCCCAGCCGGTGGTTTTAATCTCAGGCCAATTCCTAAATGTCACAGGAATTACAGAGCACGGGCCTGTCTGCATCGACGAGAAACCAATAACTATCGACAGTGTTCGACTAGCGCTTGCCATGCACAACGTCAGAATGCCGGCCAATCTAAACCCATTTAGCAGCCCCAGCAAGATTGCCGCCAAGGCTTGATTTACAGGTAACTTCCTCGCGCTCCATCATACGAAGAATATCTTCGTACTCTTTCATTAGCCTGCGCAGAATCTCGCGCTCTTCGTATGAGCACTTTTCAGCCGGATCATCTCTAAAGCGCTTTTCAATTTCAGCATGTTTCTCTTTCAGCCGTCGAACGAAATACCTATTGAATGGTTCGAAGTTACGAAGCGCCTGAATATCGATGATATCCTGCCGCATCTTTTCCTTGGCCTTTTCCTCTTGGTTAATTTCCATTAGTATCGCGTGCTCTAAACTCTGTCATTATTCGAATAAACTCTGCCTCATTCCTGCTAGTTACTGCGTTCTGCTCATCGGGAGAAAGTGAATCCCAGATCGATTTTGCCGCATCTGCGCATACCTTGCACGTTGATGGCCGATGCTTGTGTCCGGTGAATTCTCTTTGGCAGGAAATGCATTTATGGCAGTAGCAGCCATTGTCTTCATCTTTGAAGTCTTCCGGCCAATCGCCAGGTCGATCTGGTATCCATGCTGGTCTCACGAGATCAACGGGATATCCCCATACCCAAGGCGCCGGCATAGCTTCAAGTAAAGCGCCATAGATGGCCAGAAGCGACCTGCCTCTATCCCAGCCAGCGTTTTATTTGAAATACCAAGTTCTTCTGCGAAGTCCATCTGCCTAATACCTAGCGCTTCACGTCTTTTTTTGACCTGATTTGCGAGCAGTAAAAGCTGACTGTTATCTTCCGTCTTTGCCATCAAAATAAAGGTTCGCATATACCTCAGTCTTGTCAAACAAGATTAATTTCACTTAATCGAACGATTCCTCTTGTCTTGTGTGACAAGATTGTTTCTTCTCCTGCAATCAGGCTGCGACGCCAATTGCAAGTTAAGGACTATGATTTTTCTACCGTATTTTCAGTCAGGGGAATTCCCATCCGAACTATCGGATAATTTGCTATGATCCCCAGAATCAATTCCCGGCCCCATGCATCAGCGCCTAGCGTTGAGGATTACCGAAATCAGGCAGTCCGTTGTGTGTCGCAGCCCTGCATGGGGTCGGGCCGATTTTAAACTCCACGCACAACTAACACTACGACCACGATGAGCGGGACTCCCTCAGAAATAGAAGTAGACTGGGAAGACGATAAACCACCTGTAAAAGAATCTGTACGGTTTGAAGATCTTCCCGTGGTCCCGGTTAACCGTATCGCCAAAATAACCAACGGTAAAAATGGTCAGCAAGAAGTAGGCAGGACGCTGCCACATTCGACCGAGGCCGAGGAATACTTACTTGGCTGTTGCTTATTAGATGGAAGCGAAACAGTCGGTCGATGCCTTGATGAAAGGCTTACCCCGGCTGCATTCTTTGGTCCGGCAAATCGGCTCGTTTACGAAAAGCTTTCAGAACTCTATAGACGTAAGGTTACAACAATAGAGCTGGCTATTCTTGCCGAGGAATTAAAAGCCTCCAAGCAACTCGACGAAATAGGCGGATATGCGTATCTAATTCATATTAGCGGACGTATCCCAACGACCGCTCAGGCTGGTTACTTTATCAAAAAGATAAAGGACTTACATGCCTTACGGAAAGCAATTACAGAGGCCACAGGAATTGTAGAACGGGCCTATGCGGAACAAGGAGACGTCGAAGAATTCATAGCCGATGCACAAGCCCGCCTGCAATCCGTAGCAGAATTCACCGCTACGCCAGCCAAGCTCAAGAGCCGTGGACTCTTCGAATTTCCGTTAGCGAAGGATAAAGACTATTCGATTTTGCTTGGGAACCGCTATCTTAGCCGTGGTGATGGTGCCATCATCGTATCTACGTCTGGCATGGGAAAGTCAGCTATGGCTATCCAGATGGCCACCGAGCTCGCACTCAATAAAGGCCCATTCGGAATTCAAGGGAACGGCCCGCTGCGCAGCCTTATCGTTCAGTCTGAAGATTCCGATGGTGACGTAGCCGAGGTAGGATATTCGCTCCAGCAGGTTCTCGGGCTCACTCAGGAGCAAATAGCATTCGTGAATTCATCGGTTCGCGTCATATCCGATCGCGTAAACCGCGGGGATAGGTTCCTAGCCGAACTTAAAAAACAGATCGCCGAGTTCAAGCCCGATCTAGTATTCGTAAATCCACTACAGGCATTCATGGATGGCGACGTTACCGATGGGCGAGACCTAGGTAAGTTTCTTCGCGAGGGACTTAACAGCCTAAACGAACCAGCGACATTCGGCTATATCGTCATCCATCACACAACAAAGCCGGCAACCGGCAAAGAGAAGTCAGAGCGTTTATGGCATGAGGTGATGTACGATATGGCTGGGGGTGCGGAGTTGATCAACTGGGCTAGAGCAATCATTTCACTGCGGGCCGATGAAGTAGAGGGAAACTTCAATCTCGTACTAGCCAAGCGTGGACGCCGGGCGGGCGTAACGAAGAAAGTTCCCCATGGCATGGGCACTCGCCTAGAGCCCGTCACAACGATCCCACTAAAACATGCCACCGGAAGATTCGAAAACATTCCTGGCATCGCCAACGGTATCCCTAAGATCTACTGGGAACCGCGCGAAGTTCAGCCAGAAGAATCGAAGCCTTCATCGCCAAAGGCCCCAGCGGACAAGTATATATTCCACGATTTCATGTTCGCGTTTCCTCCTGCAGATAAACCAGGCCGATCATTTAATGAGATCCAACGAATGTTCTCAACGAACGGACTCCCCTCTCGCACCGAGAAAATAACAGCAATATTATCCAAATTCACTAACGAAGGCTTCATAACTGAGGCCATAATAAACGATAGGAAAACGTACAACCTAAGACAACCATGAGTGGCATGAATCCGGGCAGCGCAACAAGTGCTGCCAAAATGAACCTAAAATCCGGGCATCCAGATCTCGGCATGAAGATCATTGTCGAAAAAGGACGCCGCATATCGATAGCAGAGTTGAAACGGTCAGCAGACGCAGCAGCTAACTTCTTTTGGAACAATCCAGCCAAACCGTGGCGCTATTCAATTAGACCTGTCGAGCAGAGGATGCATTAATGAACTTATCAAAGGCGAAGGCCATAACCGACGCAGCAGCAGCGATCGGTAAGCAGCTTGTCGGCAAATCAAAAAGCGTTGGCCAGGAGCATATCGACATAATCAGATCTGTATCACTAGCTCAAATACAGACAGCTAGCGATACGATCATGGCCGATAACCTAGACATTATTTCAGCAGCGGATACTCGCGTGGTCCACACGGTCTGCGACAATAGCTTGATCGTGCGCGTGAAACTCTGGGCCGACAGCATCAAAGTCTGGCGCCCACACGACTCTCAGTAGATTTTACTTAAGCCAGTCTTCCCATGACCGCGGATCTTCTTGAGCCGCGGATTAGCGCGCTTGGCGGTGGGTGAAGCATTACGTGAGGAAGCGGCGATGATAGCCGCGGCATTTTTCATCGGGAGATGTTCCCGTGCGGCCACTGATCGAGCAGCCCCAGCAAAACCTGGATGAGAGTTCATATCTGAACCCTACCAGGAATTGCCGAGATTTCCAGCTAGACTTCAACCTCCATGACCTGTGGCGTAGCGCGCTCAATTCGCCATGCAGTCCCGATCGAGCAGTGTAGTTCCTGAGCGAGCTTTCTATAAGTGCGTGCCTTATTCGTACGCCAGCGGTTGATGATATCGGCCTGGGTTCCACCGCGTACCAGAGTCTTCGATTTCCTTCCAAGCGTCTTACCGTTTGCACGCGCCACCGCCAGGCCAGCGATCGTACGTTCTCGGATAAGATCTCGCTCAAGCTCGGCAACGCTGCCGAGAATAGAGATCAGGAACCTCGACGCCGGATTTGATTCAGACGTGTCGATGTTCTGGCCAGGGACGATCAGCGCGACCTTCAGCTTATTGAGTTCGGCCACCACGGCAGCGAAGTGACTCATTGAACGGGCTATCCGATCGAGCTTGCTGACCAAAACGATTTTCACTTTACCACTGCGTACAAGCGACATCAGCCGATCAAGGCCGGCGCGGGAAGATTTCGATCCGGAGATGACATCAGTGATCTCCTCGTCGATTGTGATACCGCGCAGTGCTGCGTAATTGCGCAGCTCGCGTAGCTGTGGCTCTAGCGTCTGGCTCGCCGTGGAGACGCGGGCGTAGGCGATGTTCATGCTGGCCTTATTGCTTGCTCGAAACTGGTTGATAGGAAGTGTGGTTGGAGTCCGCCGATGCAGGTCAGGAAGATTGGGTTGCCCTGCATGATATCATATAGCTCATCGTCGGTTGGCTTCCATGCTGTGATGACCACACGAGCTCCGTCACATGATCCTCCTACTGCTTTTCCGACGCAGGCATGAATTGGCTTGCACTGGTTTTCATCGAACTCACCTGGTGGAATGAGTACTTGATTTGATTGGTCGAATTTGGCCGGGATCACGGGGACACCGCCGATCTCTTTAGCCCAGTGAGCGGACGATTCGTTGGCTTGGGCTTGGGCTTAGTTACTTTGATTGATTTAGACATCTTGGTTTCCTGAATCTGATGTTATTGCGGCAGCCGATCTGACAGACATACGCGCTGCTGACATTGTGATTATAGGCGATGAGTTTTGGTTGAGACTTGGCGCGGCGCAGATCCGATAGGATTGCGCGGGCTAGCGGGGTATTACGATCACCGATCATTTTTTCTCAAACACTAGCTTACGCATATCCTCTAGGTGGCGCTCAGTCGCGGCCATCTGGCCTGCACTGCCAGCGCCCTCGGTAGGTCGAATACCACAGCGCCAGAGCTCGTCCATGAACTGCTGGGCACTGGATGGCGTTATGTCGAGCGTCGCCGGCTGGATGACAGCCATATCTTTTTCAGTTAAAAGTCTGAATTCAATCGGTGCTGCGATCGAGGTTGTTTGGCCTTTTGGCGTATCCGTGATGGCGGCGATCCTAATTGAGATCAGATCATTAATGAACGGCTCACGCTGAGCGTGGATTCTGAGTTGTGTTTTCATATCAGTTTTTTATTCGAAATTCTCTCTCTCCATTTATTGCACAGGCCGTAGACCTCTTGGGTTAGCCAACCGGCCAGGTACGCGGCAGGCTCGTTATCGATCTGCGCGCCGAGGTACTTCATGATCATCTGGGTCAGATGGTAGACCTCGTGGGCGATGACTTCGTTGGTCAGGCTCTTTCGGTCGATGAACAATCCGAACTTACCTTTGTGCTCAACGGCGCATCCGTGGAACTTATCCGGGCCATGATAAGCGCCGAGCTTATCTGAGAGTTGTTTCCGCTCAGCCACCGGATCATCAGAAACGCAGACCAGAATCGTCACTGGGTATATCGGGATGTTAATGTGTTTGGAGTGGTTCATGTCAGGTAGGTTTTGATGAATTCCGCCGCGACTTGCGGCACGATCGCATTGCCGTATCCCCGCAAGAGTCCCACGCGGCCGGAAATCCCATGAGCCAACGGGAATGAGCCGGATTCAATGCGCCTCTGTTTTCCGTCTGTGCATTGGATAAGTTCGAAGTTGGACCAGAAACCAAGGTTGCTTGGCAGTTCAGCGGCAGGCTGTTTCTGTGGAATTGCGACGGCCCCGCCGTGTTCTCCGAATCCTGAACCGTTGGTGTTGCCCAACTCGCCAAATGCGCCGCGACTTCTAGGCTTACCTGTTTTCCCGAATCCATCCGACGCAACGCCGCTTGTGCATTGCTGCACCTCCATTTCTCGTCTCCAGCGTTCGGCGTAGGCCATCCCACCAGTGCTGCATCCGCTGATAGAGCACCCCCGGCTTGGTTCGGGCCGCCGTTGCTTCCGTCCGTCGCTCTCGGTGTATTCCAGCCCACTAGCGTTACTGCATCGCACAGAGTCAGGCCGTCGTGATGCTGGCTGTTCGGATTCGAGCGACCCGAAGTCCTGTTCCGTCCGCCCCGAGAATCGTTCACTGTTGCGGTCGGCCACCCAATAAAGCCGCTGTCGGATGTGCGGCGCGCCGACGCTCGCAGCACACAGATCGGATGCCCGTGTGGCATATCCCAGTGTCGCCATTTCAAGTCGTACTCTGGCGAACCATTCACGTCCAAGGCCGCTCGCAACTTGCTCTCCAAACACGACTGCAGGTTGGCAGCGCGCAATAAGGCGGCGGAACGCTGGGAATAGATGGCGCGAATCAGCGCTACCCATCTGCTTACCGGCTGCGCTGAAGGGTTGGCAGGGACAGCTTCCGGTCCAGACCTGGCGATCATCGGGCCATCCGGCGAGCCGCAAGGCGAAACTCCAGCCGGCGATTCCGGCAAAGAAGTGACATTGAGTGTATCCAGAAAGTTCAGTTGCTTTGACATCTTTAATGCTTCGTTCGTCTACTACGCCATCTGGGATCAGACCTGCCTTAATGAGCTCACGTATCCACGCGGCCATCTTTGGGTCGATCTCATTGTAGTAGTTCATTCTACGACCTCCGGTGCCTGATTGTAGAGGAGGCAATCATTGCTTCCGATGGTCTTTGTGATCAATTGCACCATCTCAAATTCTTTTAGCGCCTTAGTCACATATTCTGTTTTTGATTGAATTCCGTGCTCACTAAACATCCGTTGGATCTTACTAAACGTCATACCTGGTTTACCAGATTCCGGTAGAAGCTTCATATGGATCGGCTGAATCTCAATGATGGTCGTTAGCTTTGCTTTTGGCTTTTTCTCTTCCTCCCGTGGTGCAGGGATCGGAATTTTGGTGTAGATACCGTGCCATTTCTTGGATTCGGAATCGTAATCCACGATATCCGATTTCTTAATCACATCTTGTACGAACCACAGCACGAGCGCCTCTTTACACCATGGCTGATTAGCGACCCACTCAGATAGTTCGCTATGAATATCGCCATCAAAGCTTCCCGAAAGTGCCGGCATAGTAGCCAGCGCAAGTCTCATTTGGAGTTTATAGCTCATAGTAAATTGAACGCCCCGACGTTATCCAACTCAGCGATTGCGACCTTAACACTATGGAGCGTGTGATTCCTAAGTAATCCCCGCGCCTCCAGATTGTCTTTCACTTTCTGAGGATCAATACTGCAAACCTCATTAACTGAATCCAAGACTGCCCCATATTTAGCGGTAATCTCATCGTACTTCTTCTGCTGATCGGCTGTCATATCAATCACCGATGTGTCTACAAATACTCCTGAAGCCTCAGCTTTGGATAGCGCGTACTTCCCATTCCTAGCTTTAATAACTGTGCCCTCACGCATTAGATACTTCAGCGCATGCACAGTGAACCAATGATTGGCAGGTTGCTTAGCATCGATCAGCTTGCGCACGAGAATTAGGAATGGCGTATCGCCTTCTCGAAGGATATCGATGATCGACTGGCGCGTGGGCCACTTCGGCGACCATAGTGCTGGCGTTGAACCGCGCTTCGTCGGAACACTCCCAAGCTCTGTCTGGACAGGAATACCATGCCAGCTTCCGTCAGGCCGTGCCACCAGACATCCGCGCTCCAACAGCATGTCTATAACATAGTTAGCTGTCAGTGCATTCTCACGCACCGACTTAAGAAGCTCATCAAACGAACCATAACGTCGGCTCCTTACGTTTTCTTCGTACACAATAGTAGTTTTCATCGTTTGTAGTAAAGCATCATGACAAATTAAATCAAGACCTTTTAAGCGAGAAACCACCGGACCCTTGAAAATAAATGACTTAAAAAACTTATTCCTAATAGAACGTTCCTATTAACTAATAACTACATCGTACTTCTATAAAGCAACACACTGCAATATATGGAGTGTCGTCCTTAGCCCCTCGGTCAGTTATACAAATCTGAGACTGCAGGGATGCGCTCCGGGGGATTGCACCCCCCCCGCGCTTCCTTGCAGTCAGATTGTATAGCTTACCAGTGCTCTGTCAAGGCATTCCTAACAATCAAATACTGTAAAAAACATTAAAACGTTCTTAACCAATAAAATACAATTGTAAAAAAAAGACACACGTCAGATTTTTATTTTTAAAATTTTTCCCCACCCCAAGTTTCAAAGGCTTTTCGGACTAGAATACTCCAGCAGGAATTTTATCCATAGCTACAGGTCTGTGTGGTTCTCGCTATGGCCATCACGTAGCCTCGCTGAGCGGGGGCATAGGTAGGGTCGGAATTTTAAAAAGAATCGAAAAAGAGGCCGAAAATCCACCCCCACCATAGGCTAGACCTAGCGTCATAGCTCGATCGCAGCGCTTTTATTGGCTATTCGGCGCGCCTTATGGCCTGTGGCGATGCGTTAATTGCCAGTTTGTGGCCTGAAACTACGGCTATAACTGCGTATTTAAACGACCGTCACGATATAATCTCGTATAACAAGACGACACGAAACGCTCAGTCCACTTCGACGGCGGTTTCTTTGATAGCCTTGAGCTTCTTTGCTGCTGCCATTCCAACCGCTTCGCCACGCTCTGCCTTGTCGAGCAGCCTGCGCATTGCTTCTCGCGCTGCTGGGCTATCCTGCATGGTTTGAAATGGGTCCATGGCCGGCGCGCCTAGGTGCTGATGTACGACGCGCTTGATCGGTTCGCCTTCCATGTGGGCAAGAATCAGCGCGAGGGTTTGAATCTGCACGCGCATGTCATCGTCTTGAACCCATTCGCGCAGGTCTTTGTCCCATCGGCGCGGTGTTTGCGCTCTAAGGCCACGCATCGCCACGGCAATTAGCTCCTTTTTAAAGGAGGGGTCAGCAATTAATCCCTCCGCAAAAACCTTACCGATGCCTGCGCCGGATGCTGGGGCTAGTTGTGCTGTTTCTTCTTCTTTTTTGGCGACCATAGTTCGTGGAAAGTGCGGGTGTGCGCGAGATGATAGGAGGTTTCGACCGTCTTTTTGTCAAAGCTTAGTTCCGCAAGTAATGTTTCGTAAGGTGTTTATGATTAGAGAGTGGTATTGGTATAAAGATAGCTGTTAATCAGTAGTCGTGCGAGTTAATGGACCAACAAGTTACGTAAGTATTGTGATTATTTTGAATCAACTTAATGGTTATTAACGATGTTTAGTGGTTAGTGTTAGAGATGCGAAAAGGTTTGGCTGCTAACCAACAAAACGAAACAAAGATTAGCGATTTTGACGAAAACCGGCTGTTTTGACAAAAACTATTATCAAGCTTAACCCATTAGTCCGTCAACAGTAGCAAAACGTCAAAAAACCCTGTCTTGTAATACAAGACTACATCTGATCTAGTGGAAACATCGAAAGCGAGATACTAACCCGATAAAGAGAGGCACCCATGATGACGATGAACAGTAAGACAATTACGCTGAAGCTGGTAAACGGCCAGTGGATGGCGCGGCACAGTGACCCGGCAGTGCGGGTGCTGTTTGGAACGGATACGCTACCGACGGCGTACACCTCGAGCACGAGCTCTGAGACTGTGCGGCTGGAGATCCAGGCGAAGAATCCTGAGTTTGAAGTGAACGTTCAGGAGTAACCCAAATAACACGGAAACAATTTTAACCAATTTCCCCGCCCTGACGTTGAGAGTGAGAAATGAGCAAATGGGGCCTGAGAAAAGTAGGAGCAGGGCGGGGAATTCAATTCAACGGGAGGACCTATGACACATATGAATGAACTTAAAGCAGCGGCGACGATCGCCCACAAGTACCACCTGAGCGATGGCAAGACTATCACGCAGGCCGTAGACATTGCCCACGACATAGCGGGATTGATCGGCCAGGCACAGGCGCGCAATGTGACGAATGAGATACTGAATTTTATTCAAGAGGTGGCCAACAGTACGACGATCGCCAGTATAGCGCCACAGTTCACGGATCGGGCAACACAGCTACTTAAGGCAGTGGAGATCAAAGAGCCATGAGCACGCACACACCAGGACCGTCGGTCTTACACAAGACAGTCGCCCGAATTGAGGTTCACCCCGCGGACAAACGCTTCTGCTATGCCTTCAGCCTTTCAGACGAAGCCAACGCCCGCCTGATCGCCGCCGCGCCGACCTTGCTTGCTGCAGCCCTTGACGCTTCGGCCTACTTTGCGTCGAGGAACCTTGGCGACGCTGCTAACGCTGTGCATTTAAACCTTAAAACCGCCATCGCCAAAGCAACGCTAAGCCCATGAATAAAGCATTCACCCTTGTAGAAGTCATGATCGTCGTGGTCATTATCGGCTTGCTCGCTGCGGTGGCTATTCAAACACTCCCAAAGGCGCGCGATCACAACCAGGGGGTTCGTAAGTACACTATAATAGTACGGCATGCCGGCGAGCCCAATGAGACGTTCTATGTGGATACATATGAGGCCACGAACGGTGGAGTGTGGTTCATCGATAGCGACGGCAAGCGCCACAACGTGACCGGCGACGTGTCTGTAACAGAGAACTAAAGAAAGCGCTTAAGAAAGCAGAGCATGTGACGAAGTAAATTTCGATAGCTAACAATAAACCCAAGTCGGATCAGACTTAAAACGAAAATATATGAGCACACAAAAAGCAAAGTTTGAACTCTATTCCCGCCTAGCAGATCTAGGCTTTACCTACGAAGAGGCAGTACAGCTGCGCCGTATTGAGATGACACTTAAGCGCTGGTCCGAGCAGGAATGCGGAGACAGCAACGACTATCAAAGCTGGTCGATTGAGCGCGATGAGACAACAAATAAGCCCTATCGCTGCGTGTATCCGCGCACAGGAAAAATGCGCCGCTATCCGATTGCCGACCGTGAGAGTGGAGCGCTGAAACGGCTAAAGGCTATTGTAGATGCACGTAATGAACGTGAGCACGCTCATGTCACGCCAACAATAAAGGCCAATGCGTTGAATTGGATTCATCCCTACCATCAAACTGACCCAAGGGGCTGCTCTTTATATTTAGTGCAAGCCAAGGATCTACCTAATACAACGGATGAAGACATGCGTAAGCATTCTGGAGAGTGGCCACTCAAGAACGAGGAAACGCGCCTACAATGGAAGCTATCCTGTTATTATACCCGCGGGCTTGCGGTGTGCTGCTAACCTTCATCAAACCACCGACCCATGCCCCGCTCGTGCCTATGCGCAGCGGGGTTTAAGCGGCAAAGGGATATGAAAAAACTAACATTAAACTATGGCTTAAGAGCACGCAGAGAAGCTGGAGAAAAGTTTTGGCGTTTGTATAACAAGGAAGGAGAATTATGGTTAGCGCTTCCGGCATGCCTTAACGAGACACAGTTAAAAGATACAGTAGAATTCATTATTCCCTACGGTCTAGATCAATTTAAGAGAGGTAAGTTAAAAGGCGCAGCCGAAGAGCGCGAAAAAATAACCTATGGATTAAAAGCCGTACTAAAACCACTAATTGATGCAGCAAAAACAAAGGATGACGACTGGTTATGAAAACATTCAATGAACTGCTCTCAGATGGGACTCAGGTGGCCGACGCCGAACTTATCACCCGACTGCTGAACTTCGCCCACATGGAAAGCGTGCAAGACCTCGAGGCGATTGCAAACGACCTAGAGAACGGCAAAGGAAGCCGTGAAACAATGGTCCGGCAGATTCGCGCGGTGCTTGCCGTGCTAGATGGAAAGACGCCATGAAACTAGAAGACCTAAAAACCGAACTATACCGACTGCTCTATAACGAAGGCCATTGTGAGACGAACGTGCAATCCGTGTCTAATATCGGCACAAAGATTGTATTCGAGATAGAAGAGCCTGAGATAATTGCCGATCTTAAGCTTGAGGTCGAAAACCTAGAAGACGAAAACTGGCGGTTAGAATCAAAAAATGATCAGCTCGGATGGGACAACGAAGAGCTGCGAAGCGATCTTAAAAAAGAACACGAAAAACATGAACAAACGCTGAAAGCGCTTAATAGCATCAAAGCTCGTTGCGAGAAAGCAGAAAGAATATGCAAACTCTACGCATAGGAACAGCGCTACAGGCTGCTAAGCTTCTTGAGGTACAAAATAACGCTGTATCCAATAACGACATATGCCTAGCGCTTGTTAATGCACTCAACCGAATCCACACGCTAGAACTAGAGCTGAAGCGTGTGAAGCACAGGGTGGCTAACCTTAAACCCTAACGCACCACCCCGGTACAATGCGGAAAATCGAAATGAATCTTGCCGACCTAAACACCCAACTTTTGCCACCATCGCAGACTTCCTACGGAGAAACATCATGCAAGCGCTACCTGTTCAGGAAATACCTTGCAGATTATTATAAACAGGCCGGCTGCTATCCGGGTTGGGAGTGGTTAAGAAAGTACAGCGCAAATGCCCGCTACCACGCACACCTTTTATGCAATTAAAAATAACCATCGACAAAACTAAAGGCTAACATGGTCGCCAACTTATTACACCGAATCGAATCTGCACCCGTTCCGCCTGGCTGGAGATTCGCAGTACGCGGACAAGAGTTGCCGCTTTCGGCGAGATTCTTTAACCACTGGACAGGACGGTGGGAACCACCGGCAACACCGATAAAGTCAGCGCAGGCTGAAAAGTTTTACATTATCCCATGCCTACAACAAAACCAAGCTTGATGCTAGACGGATTGACGTTCTGGCCGATTCCGGAGTTCGACGATGCATCGATTGCATTCGGTGCAGATGAGAAGGACTACTTTAGCCGAGAGAACCTGCCACACGTACCAAAACATTACGAAGTAGCCGTAGAGAAACTATTTTTTAACGGTGGGCTACTACCTAGGTTTCAAGAGTGCGTTAACCATGAAAAGGCAATGCGCGCAGTGAAAGCATGGCTGAGAAGCTTCTCACCACCGCACGAATCTAAAATTGCAACATGCGCGTATGCGTTCTGGGTGTGGACGGAAGGAGATTTTAAATGATCCACATATCAATACCTCAAAAACCCCGCCTAGACGGCATGCCACGCCGCTAGAAAACTAATCTCATGAAAAAAATCAAAAAGACGGTCTCTAAAATCCCATCAGTTGAGCCTCACAACTTCACCCATAACGGCGATGAGGTTTTAATACTACGTCGCATTAATAAGGATCGCACATCTAAATTCGGCTTTATCTGGCCGACTGGTATTGGCACAGTTGTAGAAACTCCATTAGAATGGTGGGATACTGGCATAGCGCCAAGCGATCTTAAGCTTGGCTGGAATCCCAAATCGGAATGTGGTGGCGGCTTGCATGGCTGGCCGTGGGGGTTCGGCTTAGGTGATGGCGCGGATTACGATCTAGATGACGTATGGTTAGTTATCGGTGCAAAACCAGCCGACGTAATTGGCGAACTAGAGAACGGATGGAAATGCAAATTTCGTGCTGGCGTCATTCGCTACGACGGAACATTTGCTGGTGCGTTAGCTATGTTGCGCGATGGGTTTCACGCGTGCGTGCAGGAAATGGCAAAACAGCCAGAAGTTGCCGCAGCGGTAAAAAATTCTGACGGTAACTCCTCGAAGCACGCGTCGTCAGGTGACTACTCGAAGCACGCGTCGTCAGGTAACTCCTCGCAGCACGCGTCGTCAGGTAACTCCTCGCAGCACGCGTCGTCAGGTGACTACTCGAAGCACGCGTCGTCAGGTGACTACTCGAAGCACGCGTCGTCAGGTGACTGCTCGCAGCACGCGTCGTCAGGTAACTACTCGAAGCACGCGTCGTCAGGTGACTGCTCGCAGCACGCGTCGTCAGGTGACTACTCGAAGCACGCGTCGTCAGGTAACTACTCGAAGCACGCGTCGTCAGGTAACTACTCGAAGCACGCGTCGTCAGGTAACTCCTCGAAGCACGCGTCGTCAGGTAACTACTCGAAGCACGAAGCCACCGGCAAAAATTCTGCCGCCGCTGTCGC